CTTCAGACCCCGCGTGTTCTATTTTTGCCCGAAAACGGCTCTGTAAGCCACTATCAGCCTTGATATGACCAAATATGCCTAAGCAGACCCAAAAAGCTCTTAAAACGCCTCCTGTGACCTTACAGGGGGGTCTGGAGACCCTAAAAGGGATTCAAATCCCGAGAATCCAGACCCCTTTGAACGATTTGCCGTCTAAAGGCGAGGAGATGATTCAATTCTGCAAGGATATTGGCTGGGAATTGCTTGACTGGCAGAAGCATTTGGCGATTCACGCTCACAAAGTTAAACCAGACGGACGCTGGGCGCACTCAGAAGTCGGTCTTTTATGCGCTCGCCAGCAGGGTAAATCGACCTTTATGGCTCTTAGAATCCTGACAGGTATGTTCCTTTGGGACGAGAAATTACAAGTCGGAACGGCTCATAAGTTAACTACCAGCTCTGAAATCTTTTACAAAATCTTTGAAATCATAGACTCAGTTCCACATTTACAGTCTGAGTTTAGTAAAAAGATAGAATCCAAAGGTTCTCAGGAACTTAAGACCTTAGCTGGTAACCGATACTTGATTAGAGCTAACAATTCCTCTGGTCGTGGTATCGCTGCCGTCGATACGATCTACATGGACGAAGTTCGAGAGTATAAAGATGAAGAAGTCTGGGCTTCAATGCGCTATTCGCAGATGTCAGCTAAGAATCCTCAGATTTGGATATTCAGTTCAGCTGGTGACCAACACTCTGTAATTCTAAATAAGTTCAAAGCTAGAGCCGAAGCTCGAATAGCTGGGTCAGATGATACTTTGGCTTGGTTTGAGTGGAGCGCAGAGCCTGGAACTCCGATAGACCCTGAGAATCCTAAATTCTGGCAGGGTATCGCTCAAAGTAATCCGTCACTTGGTTACACGATTCACCCAGATAATATCAAGTCGGTTCTAAATGACGACGAGTCTATTATCCGAACTGAAATTTTAACCGAGTGGGTAGACACGATAAACCCAGCGATTAGTCCAGTTCTATTTGCCGAGTGTATTACTAAAGACGCGAAGCTAGACCCAGAAAAGGAAACTTGGTTAGCTATTGACCTTTCACCAGATCGTAAAAACGCGGCATTAGTAGCAGCTCAAAAACTTGATGAGGAAAAGTTCCTAGTCGTGCTATTACGCACCTGGACAAATGACAAAATTCTTGACGATAAAGCTTTAGCTAATGACATAGCAGACGAAGCGGTTAAATATCATCTACTCAATATCGGCTATTCAGCTCGAACAGCTGGAGCAGTAGCAGCAAGACTTAAACCTGCTGGCTTACCTATTGAAGCTATCGACGGACAGGAATACGCGACAAGCTGCGACGAGATGTTATCTGCTATTTCTGCTGGTCGACTTCGACACTTGGGTCAACCAGAGCTAACTAAGCAAGCTCTTTCAGCCGTTAAATTACCTTTTGGTGACGGAGGCTGGATTATGGGACGAAAAGCGAGCGCAGCTAATATCTCTGCTACTGTCGCTATGGCTATGGTCGCTCACTACGCGACACGAGGCGACGACGGCACAGATATCGTCTTTTAATAACTTGACTTTACGCTATACTTTGCGGTAATGGGACTCTTAGATAATTTATTTAACACAGCTCCACAGTTTGACGAAACTGTCGACGCTGCTCTCGCGCCTGTTAATACAGATACTTACGGCTATGTTCCGATTACTTCAGTTTCTCGCGATCTAGCTATGACAGTTCCAGCGGTAAAACGCGCTATGGGAATTTTCAGCGGAACTATCGGCTCGTTACCTATTGAACAGTATAATAAAGCAACTGGAGCTCACGTCGTCCCACCTCGCTCAATTACACAGCCAGACCCGAGAGTTCCAGCCTCTTTCGTATACGCCTGGCTCGCGCTAGATATTAAGCTATATGGCGTTGGTTATGTTTATATTATGTCGACCTACGCGGACGGCAAATATCAAGACTGGACTCGCATAGCACCAGAGCGCGTCACTCCGCAATTTAATAATAACTCTACTGAAGTCGTTGGTTATTTACTCGACGGAAATCCAGTTCCTAATTTTGGAGTCGGTTCTATTCAAGCTTTCTACGGTTTAGAGGACGGACTCCTATCGTGCGGAGCTCGCACTATCCGAGCAGCTATCGCACTCGAGGACGCAGCTAAATCATTTGCAGAATATCCGACTCCGCAAATGGTTCTTAAATCTACTGGAACTAATTTAACTAAAGAACGTATTTCTAAGTTATTAGACGCATGGAACGCTAATCGCTATAAGAAAAACGCTACAGCTTATTTAAATGCAGACGTAGATTTAAAGGAAGTAGGATTAGATCCTGCTCGTATGCAATTAAACGACGCTCGTCAATACGTAGCTTTAGAAATTGCACGTTTAGCAGGAATTCCAGCGTTTTTCCTTTCCGCTGAGCCTAATTCTATGACTTATTCAAATGCAATTAACGAACGTAAAGCATTAGTAGATTTTGGTTTACGTCCAGTAATGACAGCTATCGAGCAACGCCTTTCTATGCCTGATTTCTCTAGTTCGCTAGTAGAAACTCGTTTCGATCTAGACGATTTCCTACGTGGTAATCCTTTAGAGCGAGCTCAGGTATATGAAATCCTAAATCGTATCGGTGCTATGAGCGTCGAACAAATTCAACAAGAGGAGGACTTGATTCGATGAAAATTAACTTCAGCGTTTCATCTCTAACAGCTAATCAAGATAACCGCGAGTTAAAGGGTCGAATCGTTACCTGGAACGAAGCTGGTAATACTTCAGCAGGTGCAACTATGTTCGCTCCAGAGTCACTTACTTTTAACAAAACAGCGAAGCTTTTGCTAGAACACGATCACACTCGCCCTATTGGAAAGTTAACCAGCTATGAGGTTACTGGAGACGGTGTCGACGCGACTTTTCGCGTGGCTAACACAATGGCAGGAGAGGACGCACTAGTAGAAGCTAGCGACGGACTTCGTGACGGATTCTCTGTAGGAGTTTTCGTAGATAAGTTTTCACAGAAAGACGGAGTAATGGTTATCGAGGCAGCTCGAGTCCAGGAAGTCTCTCTAGTGACAGAGCCAGCAATTCGCTCGGCTCGCGTTGCAGCTTCAGAGGACAATACAGTTCCTAGCGAAGCTGACGTAAATAAAGTTTCTGAGTCAACCGATTCAGAGGAAATCAAAACCGAAGGAGAACAAGTGTCAGACACTACCGTTCCAGCTCCTGCCGTAGATGAAGCGGTAGAAGCTGCTAAGGTTGAAGCTGCTACTCAAGCACCAAAGCCAGTAGCATTTGCAACCCCACGCTCTCCAATTAAGGACGGCGCAACTTACCTAGAGCACTCTGTAAAGGCTGCTATGGGCGACGAGGATTCTCGTCAATATGTTCGTTTCGCAGACGACACAGCAAATAACACAGGCTTGACTCTGCCTCAGCACATGAACGAGTTCATTACTTCGACCATTAACGGTCGTCCAGCAGTAGACGCTGTATCACGCGGTGCGCTACCTACTTCTGGTATGAGCTTCACAATTCCTAAGCTGACTCAAGCTCCAACAATTACTACAGTAGCTGAGAACGGCGATACTACAGCTGGCGACGAAATGACTTCTAGCTACATTACTGTAGACGTTAAGAAAGCAGCAAAGTCTGAAGTAGTTTCATGGGAACTTCTAGATCGTTCAGCTCCGTCATATTATGCTGAACTTCTACGTGAACTTAATGCAGCTTACGCAAAGCTAACTGATTCAGCTATGATTTCAGCGTTTATCGCTTCAGGCACAGCAGGAACAGGCACAACAGCAGATATCGACGGTCTCCAGGCGTTTATCGCTGAGGGAGCTCCAGCAGCTTACGCAGCTACAGGAAAGTTCGCTAAGAACTTGGTATCTAATACTTCATGGTGGAGCACAATTATTGGCGCACAGGATTCAACTGGTCGTCCAATTTTCAATGCAGCTAATCCACAAAATGCAGCAGGTTCAGCAGCTGTAGATTCACTAGTAGGTAACGTATTAGGTCTTAACTACTACGTAGACCCACACGTAGGAGCAGGTCTAGTAGACGATTCAGCTTGGATCGTTGCACCAGAAGCTGTAACTTTCTACGAAGCACCAAAGACCAACCTATCTGTTCAAGTTCTAGGTAATGGTCAGCTAAACGTCGGAGTTTATGGTTACTACGCAATTGCTGTTAAGCAGGGTGCAGGTATCCGTCGCTTCAACAAGGCTTAACAATTAACTGTAGGGACGGAGCTGCTCTCGACTCCGTCCCTACCCCAATAGGGAGGGACTGAAATGCCAACTATCGTCACAGCTACTCAATTACGCCAGGTATTGGGCGTTTCAGTATCCCTATATTCAGACGCTTATTTAGACGATATTGTAGATACAGCTGAAACTGTAATTCTGCCAATGTTAGTTTCTTTTGAAGCTCCTATCGAGAAAGTCAAATTAGAAAATAACGTAGCTACTTTTTATACTACAGACGTTCATGAATTTACTGAGGGTCAGTCTGTAGTCATTACTGGCTGCGGTTCTCCTTTTAATGGAACTCGCACAGTTTTAGAAAACCCTACAGAATATACTTTCCGCGCAGACATCACTAACGCAGATATTCTATTAAAGAACGTAATCCCAGCAGGTTTAGCAAAACTTTCAGGAGCTTCTACTTACGTCGGAAATTCAGCAGTCGAATCAGCCGTATTAGCTGTATCAGTAGAAGTTTTCCAGTCCCGAATCGCTCCAGGTGGAGCTATCGAGGG